ATTAATTCCAAATTCAACGCAATCAATGATTGTGTTGCAATTGGATTGGATGCTACCAAATTTGATATGCATGTTTCACCTGCTATGCTCAATTATGAGCATGATTTTTATAGATTTATATACGATAACGACAAAGAGCTCAACACGTATCTTGACTGGCAAATGAACAATGTTGGTAGGGCTTATATGCCTGACGGCAAAATCAAATACAAGGTTAAGGGCAAGAGGTTTTCAGGGGACATGAATACCGCACTTGGTAATTGTATATTGATGAGCGGCATGGTTTATTCTTATTGCAAATTCAAAGAGCTTGAGGTGTTTGACTTGGTCAATAATGGTGATGACTGTGTTGTTTTCATACAAAAACAACATCTCAATCACTTTATGACTGGGTTGGACAAGTGGTTCTTGGATTTAGGTTTTCGAATGACTGTTGAAGAACCAGTTTTCTCTGTTGAGAAGATTGAATTTTGTCAAATGCATCCAATTTATGACGGTTCTGAATGGTCTATGTGTAGAAATTGGAAAACAGCAATAGCCAAGGATGCTATGTGCATACGAAATATTGAGGGTAATGATCTCAAACGTTGGGTTTATGCCGTTGGAGAAGGAGGTTTGAAAACCTTTGGTGGTATGCCCATACTTAGCGCCTTATATAAAACTTTTACCGATCAAGGTATTAGTGAAAGTGATTACCAATCCATGAGAAGAAAAGGAAGAAATTTCTATCGAAGGGGTAATATTGCCAATGATAATTATTTTCAGAAACATTCACATCATTGGTTTTCTCAGGGAATGGATCGTAGTGATTATCAAATTACTGATGCATGTAGAGTGAGTTTTTATGAGTGTTTTGGAATAACTGCAGACGAGCAAGTTGCTCTGGAGGAACGCATTTCACAAGTGAAATACGATTTCTTCTGCAGTGATCAACACTTAAATAACCCACAATACATTAATCTTGATAACCTATGAGAATCCATGGTAATTATTGCGGACCAAATTGGTCTGCTGGGCGCGAGCAAAGTAGCGTTGAGTCGAGTGTTCCAGCAGTAGATGACTTTGACTCTACTTGTAAAGAACATGACGCTGCTTATGCAATTCGCAAAAACATGACTCAAGCCGATAATAACTTCTTCCATCAAAATTTTGGAAAAGGATTAGTTAGAACAGGAGCGGCAATGGCTGTAGGGGCTTTTGGTCGATTTTATCATCCACAAAGTGATATATCCGACCAAGAAAGCCAATACCAAGCTATGAATATAACAGACTTAATTCAACAAAACAAATTGCGTGGAGCTGCTCCACAACCCCTAACAATTGATGAACTACCTACATATATCTATGATGTTGATCAATTGCCTACTAATGGATCCTTTTATGATCCTTATAATCCACCATCACGCTCTAGTACTACTATTGGAGCAAATGATGAACACATCTATCGTAATAAATCCACTAGAAGTAGTGGTAGCGAATTTAATGACATACAACCTTACAATTATCCGAGGAATCAAGCGAGTCTCATGGATTTGTTGCTGTATAGAGCAACTCCTAAGCGGAGAAATGCCATTACAACTAATAAACGCAAGAGAAAGTTACAACGATTGTATGAAATATTATCTCCCAAAATGAAATCACGTGATTTTTGGGAATCATTAAATAGTGTCAATAATTTGAACACTAGACGTGCATTATTTGATCAATAAACAAATATACCAAAATGACAAAACAAAAAATGAGCAAGGCTTTGCAAAGCCAAATTAAATTAGCAAAGATATTTAAAAACATATCAAACAAGCAAAAGATATCTCCATCAAATCCAACCTATGGAGCTGTTTCAACAATTACCACTGCTCCAGTGGCAATTGGAAACTCTATTCGAGGAGCACAATCACAGGTTGTGCAAACTGCAAGAGGTGTAAGAGTTTTAGGAAGGGACTTTGGGTTTGCCATCACAGCAACTGGATCAACCAGTGAAAGTGATTGGACTCTAGTGGGTGGTATGCCATTAACACCAGCCGCTTTACCCAGTACCATATTGCGTAATTACACACAAATGTATGCTGAATTTCAGATCAAATCTATTACTATGCACTACATAACTTCTTCTCCCACCTCATCAGTTGGCGATGTTCTTTTCTATTTCAACAAAAATAGAGACAGTTCATTGCCGGACTGTACCTCATCATCTTTTTTACCATTCGTCTTATCAGACCCACACACCATTATAGGTCCACAATGGACCAACCATAGTGCAATGATCATCCCGGCACCATCATTTCGAACAACTGACTATGGTATGACTACGAATGGATACGACCAATCTGCTGGTGAAGTGTTTATTTATTCTAAAACATCGACGACAAATTCACCAGGTTACGTATTGTTTGATTATGATATAGAGTTCAGAGAGCTATCAGTTAACCCTAGAGCTGGCTTTTTACCAGTTGCTAGAGCTCAGTACAATCCAATAGCATTCGGATTAACAACAACTGCCAAAACCATTGGGGATGGCTTTGCTGGAGGAGTGCAAAATAACAGTATCACTAATACATCATCTGCTTTACCATCAGGTACTGCAATTGGTGATATCTTCAAATGCATTTTGGACCCAACCAACAGTGTCATTGTCAATGCTGCATGGACTAATTGTACTATTAACAACTTGATAAGACAAGAGGCAGGTAATACTGTCGTAATTAACGATGGTTTTACCTGTTATGCTAGAGTCACAGCAACTAACACCTTGTCCCTTGCTCCTAGTCTCTCACAAGCTCTGAATGGTTATTATTACCAATTTGGAGTTACCGGCACATTAACTTTTACATTATGTGCTCAAATATCTCTGGTTGCATTCACCAATGGTGAGTTGCAATCTGCTTATTAAAACATCAGACGATCGGTTTAATAGAGGCGCATCGTACAAAAGAGCTTTAATCTCTTGCCTCTTAGATGCTATATATAATGCTGCTGTTATTCTCAAACAGTTATATTTAAAAATACGGTATAGATGCAAATGCAAGATAGTGTGCTTTGGGTGGTCCTTTCAACAGTCGGAAACTGTTGATTGCCAAGGTGGATCTTTTGCTTCCACAACTATTCCGCAAAAACAAAATAAACAATATAAAAAGGTGTGCAATTGTCTGTGCACATCCACTGCATATTTTTCGGAGTGAACTCTAGTATGTTAGAGAGGTTCGGCATTCTTGCATAGCAAGAGGGCATGCGCGGAAC